AATGGCGGTGACGGCGGAACAGTCAGCACCAATCCCACTGCAGGTGCAGGCGGCGGCGGTGGCGGCGGCGATTACGGAATCACTGCAGGCGGCGGTGGTGGTGGGGTCGGCATCCTTGGCGAAGGCTCCAATGGCGTAGCAGCAACTGGCAATGCTGGTGCAGGCGGTGGCGGCGGTTCTGGCGGTGCAAATGGCAGCGATTCCGGCAATGTCAACGGCGCAGGCACTGGCGGTCTTTATGGCGGTGGCGGTGGTGGTGCTGATAGCACTGGATCTGATGGTGCTGATGGAGCAGTCCGCATCATCTGGGGCGCAGGCAGAGCATTCCCATCCACAAATACTGCCGACGTATGACTCCGAGCAAAGCACCTGTGATGCCTTGGAGTTAAACTGAATCAGGAGGCACCAGAGGCACCTGTGATCGAAATCTACGCAGCGATCTTGGGTGCTTGCGTCGGGGTCGGAGGGACCGGCGCCGTCATGACCTTGTCGGGCTTCACTCGCCGCACCAGTGAATCCCGCGAAGCTGTGATCCGCCTCACCGCAGCGGTCGAGTCGATTGCTGGCAAGCTCGAAGAGTTGCACCAAGATATGAAGGAAGACCGAAGGACAATTTATTCAAGGCTTAACGAACACGGCAATCGAATTACTGTACTGGAAAACAAAGGGCGCTAGGATCAGGGCATGAGCCATCTATTCTCATGAACCTCGAAGAAATCCTGGCGCATCCGGCTTTCTGGATTGTAATTGCTGCCGCATCTGAGCTGATCGCGTTGTCCCCGCTGAAAGACAACAGCGTCATCCAACTGGTGTTCCACGCCCTGCGATCGATCAAGGGAAAAAAGGTCTGATTCCTCCTGATGGTTATTGGTTGTGGCGGTTTGATACACGGTCACCGTTGCAGTATCTGCAGCGTGCCATCGATCGCCGCAAATTTGAGGCGACCTTAAAACCCAGACTGGATGCCGAAATCAAAAGCTGGCATCGCAGTCAGCCGCCTACACTGCAGCCGCCAGTGTGGCTCGACGATCTACACATCCGTGCTCCCTGGTTCCATGATCCGACTGATTGACATGTTCAAGTACTACAAGCGACTTGGGCATCAAGATGCTGCGATCCATGAGCTGGATCAGGCCATCAACGCTGCTGCGCCTGGGCTGCTCGCACGTGACCAAGACTGGTACAGCACCTGGTCATCGGCAGTCGAGGCGCCCGCCAGCTTCGACAATGATTGGAATGGCATCATGGCCGCCGCTGCGGTTGCTGGTGCCAAATTCCCGGAGGTGGTCGCAGCGCAATGGGCGCTTGAATCCGGCTGGGGCAAGCACACCTCAGGCCAGCACAATTACCTAGGCTTGAAAGGATCCGGCACATCCACGACCACCCGCGAGTTTTTGGATGGGCAATGGGTCACCATCACCGATAGCTTCATCGATTTCCCGTCTCTTGCCGCTTGTGTTGAGTATCTCGTCTCGCGGTGGTACAAGGATTGCCAACAGCGCAAAGGCGTAAACCGCGCTGATGATCGCAACGAATGCGCCAAGCTGCTTGTGCGCGAAGGCTATGCAACCGATCCGAAGTATGCCGAGAAGCTGATCGCGATCATGCAGTCGCAGCTCGGTAGTGAGGGCCTAATCTTGGATGTGCCGTACGAATATCAGCTCGACAACGCATCAGGCACCGGATACCGCGAATGCTTCAGTAGCACCTGCGCCATGATTGCGAAGTATCATGGCCAGGTCGATTCCGATGACGAATACAACATCATCCGCGCACGGTTTGGCGACACCACTGACGCGCAAGCTCAGGTGAAGGCGCTGCGGTCACTCGGATTCGATGCCAGGTTCCGCACGGATTGTTCAGTCGCCACACTCGAAGCTGAGATCGATGCCGGTCGGCCTGTTGCTGTTGGTTGGCTGCATCATGGCCCCTCTACTGCCCCACGCGGCGGTGGGCATTGGACCTGCTGCATCGGTTACACCGAAGACACGATCGTCCACAACGACCCAAACGGTCAGGCTGACATGATCAACGGTGGCTACATCGGCAATTCGGCATCGCTTGGTGCTCGTGTTGAGTACAGCCGCAAAAACTGGCTGCGTCGCTGGGAAGTGGACGGACCTGGCACGGGTTGGGCAATCTTCTGCCTGCCCTGATCTAAGATTGAAAGGCAGCGGTGCGCTAACACCCTGCCTACGACCAACCTGAGGAGACAGGCTGATGAATCAGATTCTAGAGCAATGGCGCAGCGTGCCTGGCTATGGCGGCCATTATGAGGCAAGCAATGCCGGGCAGGTTCGATCGCTAAACCATAGAGTTCATTGCAGCAATGGTCACACTCGATTGATCAAAGGTCGCATCTTGAAGGCTCGCCCGAACAGCAAGGGTTACCTCAGGGTGTCTCTGTCTTACGAGAACACAAGCCAATTTGAGCTTGTACATCGCATGGTGGCGAAAGCATTTATTGAAAATCCCCTCGGCCTTCCCTGTGTTAATCACATCAATGGCCAGAAGGCCGACAATCGCCCTGGGAACCTAGAGTGGATCACCCACAAGGGCAACAGCCGACACGCTCTCGCAGCCGGGCTGTATGCGGTCGGAGAAAAGCATCAAAATGCGAAGCATACCCGAGACGATGCCTTGATGGTCCTGGGATGTCTTAGGTGCGGGGTGCCTCATGCTCAAATCGCCGCTCAGCTTGGGGTCAGCTTGTGGTTTGTACACTCAATCGCGTCAGGATCGAGCCAATACCTTGAGGTTTCGTGATGTAAGGTGCTAGGTGTTTAGGCTATCCTGTCAAAAGTTGCAGCGCACTCTTGATTCTTAGCGATTGGCAGATCCAATACCATGCAGAACGAGATGCAATTGTTGAGCCGTTTGACCTTGCGCTTGTCAACCCAGCCAGTATCGATGTAAGACTCGGTGATCATTTGATGATCGAAGTCGCCGATCAACGCGATTTGATCGAGATCGACATCAGCAAGCGCACAGCAGAACATCCATACTGGTTGCTGCCTAATGAATTTTGCTTGGCCGAAACGCTAGAAACATTTAATCTGCCAAGATTCATCGCTGGTCAGTTTGTATTGAAATCAAGCCGCGCACGCGAAGGTTACGAGCACATGCTTGCCGGATTCTGCGATCCAGGTTGGCATGGTAGCAAGCTCACACTTGAACTCAAAAATGCACGCAGATTTCACGACTTGCCGCTATATCCTGGCCTGAAAATTGGCCAAATGGTGTTTCACAGAATGTGCGCATCACCACTTCGGGACTATTCCGAGACTGGTAGATATAACGAGGACGTTAAGGTAGCCGCAAGCAGGGGTTAACAAAAAGTCTCGACAGCTACCGTGATTGTGTCGCATCGCGAACATCCACGTGGCTGAAGAATTCAGGCAATGTCGGCGAAGTTCTCTATGCAGAGAATCTTTGCCGATGAGTCAGCTCACGCTAGTAAACGGCAGTTGGATGTGTGATCCAAATAAATGCCCAAGACGGGTGCCACAGCAAGAAGAATCGACGTATCGCGTCGAGAAACGCTACCTGAATATCGCGAAGATCATGTTTTTGAGTTCTGGCGCCAACGGTCAAGATCCCGATGATTTTGCAGAAAACTTTGCAGCCAGACTTGAAGAATTAACTGAGGAGATAATCGATTTTGACATTGAAGTCTATCCATTGGAAGGTGGATTTATTGGTCATGCGATCGAAGGCACCGAGCTGGTAACCAAACGCACCAGCAAGCACACTTTTAGAAAGCAGATTTTTGAGCACTGGGAGCGAAGCTGCGCATATTGTGGCGAGCACGCTGACACCCTCGATCACATTATCCCAAGACATAAAGGCGGTTTGACAGTGCGAAACAACCTCGTTAGCTGCTGCCGACGCTGCAACGGGTCTAAGGGTGCTGATGAGGTTTGGGAATGGTACGAAAAGCAATCTTTCTTCTGCCCAGATAGGGCAAACGCGATCCAAGACTGGATGGATCAGTAATACTGCGCATAAACCTGCGCCTGCCACAGATCCGATGAATATCGGCAGATCGCTCCCCCCTTGGAGCACGTCCGGTAATACGGCTCTCCGGTGCGCTTATCGTACAGCGTTTCGATGTACGCACCATTGTCGCACTCGATTACTTCAGTCTGCCCAGAATGCTGAGCATTGGTTTGCGAATCGTCCGCCACTGCGTCGTCCCTCTGGAAATCCAAGTCCACAACTCGATGCTACTGGCTGCCAGTGGATGCACTGCCAGCAATAAGGTTTAGGATTCGTTACGGCTCGTGCATCTGCGTATAACTGCTCAGCTTCCAAGATCGCAGCATCAGGAGCAGTCGCAGCAAGCTTCAGCTCTACCGTTTCTTTGCGGGTCTTGATCGTCGCGAACCACGTAGCATCGCGATCAAAGATCACAAGGCGACCTGCGTGGAAACGGTAGCTTGTCATGCCTGAATGCTACCAGTGATTCACGAAGCCGCCTTGACTAGATCGCGATGAAATCGACTGCTTAATCCTGGTGGCAGAAGCTTCTGCGTTGGATCTGGTGCGTTCAGGCTCGCCCCAGTACACAGTCTTGCCATCAAAATACCAAGGCTTAAAATACGCAGTGATGCCATAGGTCATCAACTGCGCTCCGGTGTTGCCGGGTTGCATTGCCATATAGCAGTTGCACGAATTATAACTGATACAAGCTGCAATAATTGGCAGCTTGAGGTCCATACTCGATGGGATCGGGGAATTCAAACATGCAAGCGCTGTTTTTCCAGTTTTTGCACTTGAAGCACGACCGACCAAGCCTGCGCTGAATCTCAGGATGCACGTTTTTGTAGCTTTTGCCGGTCCTGATCTGGCCGATACTGGCGCGTGACACGCCCATGCGCTTGGCAATAGCAGCGTCAGTCTCCAGGCTGATCAAGATCTCCTCGATCTGCTCATCGTTGAATCTTCCGACAAATTGAGTCATTGCTTAAGAATTCGATTTAGATACCAAATAGCTTTCTTGATGGATTCGTCTTGGCCTTTGTAGCGCTCCCGCCAGATGTACTTGATTGCATTACCTTTGCAGTACCCTCTGAACTCGACGCCATTCATCGCAGCTTCGATCGCGTCAATGCACTCGATCTCACCTTGGTTGTAATGGCTTGGGCTGTTGACCGGATCACTCTGCATGGCCATTGAATACGGATTGAGTAGCTTCGGCAAGTTCGTCGATTGCGCATAAACGCATTTGCTCATGCTCGGACGGCTGCTGCGAGCCGTCCCACTGCACTGATACGATTTTGCGTCTTGCACCCCTGGTGTTGACGCGAACGCTGGTGGCAGTCACGGTGCCATAGCGCTGCTTGTTGTGGCGCTTGAAAAGTTGCTGGCCTTGGCTGCTAGACGCCACGTTCAGCGTCACTCTTGGGCGTTCCGCAACGCGGTCGCCTGGCTGAAATTTGAAATCGGTCATGGTTGCGATGTAGGCAGGGCGCTGCCCCAGCGGGCGAGGACGGCGCGGGCTTTACGGAGTTCGATCTCTAT